GTTCTTGTCTGCGCCAGTCTTGTCTATCTTGCGTCTGGCCCGTTGCCGCTCCATGCGGGCTGGGTGCTCGCCACGCTCTTTCTGTTGCTGATACTCTTTTTTGTAGGGTCTGGGCTTCTTCTTATCAGGCATTATTTAGTCCTACCAACGATAGCATCATAAGCTTTATTGAACTTGTTGTATGCGGAGTTCATCCTATCGTAGACCGCCTCCTCTGCGTCTGCCGAACGTAAAGCGTCTGCCGGAGACCTTGAGGCTCTTTCTCTCAAGATTTTTCTTCTTGCCCTAAGTTCTCTGAGTCTTTCTTCTGCTCTATCTAAATGACCAAGGGCTTTAATGTAGTTAGCGTTTTCTTTTCTGTACGCAACCCTTTCTGCCCCTCTGAGGAAGTTAACCCTTGCTTCTTTTTGCTCAAGTATTTTTTTCCTTTCATAGAAGTCTGACAAGCTAAGGTTATCATCAGGCTCTCCTCTTACTTTTCTTAGGAAAGGGATCTCCCTTGCCTTCAGATCCTCTTCCTTTGCCCATTTCTCCAAGGCATTTCCGCTTCTTAAATAGAACTGACCTGCACCACCTAAAGCAAACTCAGCAAGATGCTCTAGAACATCCGGTGATATGTCTACATCTCCTGACTCTTGCTCATTGCCTCCGAAAAACTTGTTTATAGCTTTAGCCGTTCCTATGAAAGGTGCTTTTGTGGAGGCCATCGACATCTGTGATTCAGGCAGTTGAGTCCCTGTAGGGAAGTTTTCCCTATATATCGGCCCCCCGAAAAAGTTTTCATTTTTATCAATCTCGCGCAATGGCGTAAAGACTGTTGGAAGCAGAGATGAAACAGGAACTGGGGAGAAAGAGCCTAAAAATGCGCTGGTTACATTGGATGCTGCTTTTAAAGGAGATATATGGTCATTAGTCATCTCAAACAGATTCTGCCCAAGGACATGAAAAACATTGTAACCGTAAGGCAATGGGATTGTGGTGTAAAACTGAGTTCCCTTGTATTCTTTACCGTCTTTACCTATGTAGATGTTTGATGATCTTTTACCCGGAACTACAGATGGGGCGTTCATTACTACAATGTTTCTCTCTTTAACGTAGTCAGGTATTTCTGAGTAGAAAGACCTTCCTGTCTCAGGATTTTCTTCACTCTCTTCTTCGGCCCTTAGAGCTGACAATGCCCCAAAACCAATCAAGGCTGCTACAGCCCCTTGTTTAACCCGACTTGCCTCTGAGCTAAAGGGATTCCCTCTAGGGCCAACCAGCCCTCTGCCAAAGTTTGCCGTACCCTGAACGCTTGCATTAAAGAACAAGTACATGGAGTTTATTAGATCTCCTGCCATGCCTTTGCGGTTAAAGTTAATTGTCAGGTTTTTTGCAAGGCTTGCGGCTTGGGCTACAGCTTCTTGTCTGGAAATCCCAGAATTCATCAATTGGTCTCTTGACGCTTTAAAGGTAGCAAGCCTGACAGCGTTTTCTACCGCTGAGTTGCTATCCTCGACAAAACTCCTTACCGCCTCAAATCCTTTTTTAAAGTTCCCTTTAAATCCACCGTTAGCCATATCAATCATAGACTGAATGGTTTTTACTTGATCCTCTGGGGGTCTTGAGTGGAACCAGTCAGCTTTTGCTCCAGACAATAAGAACTCACGGACATCGGCAGCATCTTTAGCTCCAATCCCAGTTATAGATCCTACAAATGTCCCGTCTTTAGGGTTAAATCTTTGCATGGCTTTATAGAAAACGCCCATAGAAGGGACTACATCCTTTAGAACCGCAGCAATAAGGGCTTGATCTTTAGCTTTACCATAAGACATATCTTGCTCACCAAGGATGTTAAAAATGGCAGTCTGTATGTCTTTAGTAAAGTTACCAATAATAAATTCTGGGTTGAGCGCGGTATTCATCATGGACAGCCATCTATTTATAAGGCCAAACTTTTGAATGAGGTTGTCTACTGTTCCCCCGTCCATGCCAGCAATAGCGTTCAGCAGTCTTTTGTCGGCAATTTCAATATAGACTTGCTTCCCGTCAACCTTTACACCCAACAAGTCTTTGTCGAGAAGAAATGGGTTGTCTTTTTTTATAACAATTTTTTGAATGTAATCTCTAGAGTTGCTGCCTTCTGGGACGTTAGTGAATGTCTGTCCTTGCAACTCTTTGTCGGGGCCAATGTAAGTAAACTTCTTTTCAAAAGCTCTGCTGTACTTAGGATCTTCAGGGGATATAACTCTCCAAAAAGTTTCATCCGGGTTGTTTTTAACTAAGTTAACGAGTCTTTGACCAAATTGTTTATTTTTTGTACCTCTAGACATCGCCCTTTCGGCGTTAAGAAGAATATGGCCTAGCGGTGATTTTGCTGCTGACTCACGGCCCATAGACCTCATGAACTCTTTACCTTTTGTACTTAAGCCGCTACCAACAACGATAGATTCAGCATAATCGTCTTCAATATCTTTTCCCCTCATGGGGGCGTAGTAGTTGTAAAGCCCTCTTATGTTCTCTGCTACTTTGGGCTCTATTAACCCTCCCTCTACGGTGGCATCTAGGGTTTCGTCTATGATCTGATCCAGATCTTTTGCTATGTCGTTTAGCTTTGTAGCCTTTAAGTTCCCTCCAGACCACGTTTCTTTAGCGTCATTCCAGTCCATGTCATAACGCTCTTTCATGGTTTTTTTGACAAAGCTGTTGCTGAGCTTCTCTCCCGTCCTGAGCATACCTGATCCGGGTTCTGTCTCTACATCCCTTGTCTCATCTCTTGAGGCAATCCTTTCATTTCTTTCAATAGCGTGTCGCATGATAAGGAATTCATCAATTTCATCCAAAGACATGCTTGATTCAGCGATCTTTTTTGCCAAAGGTTTTTTCTTTTTAAATTCAAACTCACGCATCTTGTCGCCAAGAATGCCTGAAATAGACTCCTCCCCGATGTAAGCAGACTCTGTTGCTTTTAACGGGTTAAGACCAAGGTTTCTCCTGTAGTCGTTGATGTCTTTTTCTGCGCCTTTTAACCCAACAAACTTGTCGGCAACCCAATAAACAAACTTCCTGCCAAACCTGTATCCTTTGGTTTGAAATTCAAATGGTTCTCCCATTGTTTCTTGATCAACAAGATCTTTCTGGACTTGTGCGCCTCTATCTAGAGAACCTAGAATTGTATTGGCTGGATTTCTTTCGGCAAACTCTGCGGCAGACTCTTCCGCTTCTCTTATTCTTGACTCAAAAATCTCGGGCTTTAAATATCCTGCTCTTGGCTCAACAAACGGGCTTCCCTTTTGTCCGACAGCTCCTGAAACATCGCCACGAACAGATCCATCTTGTCCTCTGGAACTTGGCTGATCATTGTTGGCTCTACTTCTGTCTGCGTCCCTGAGTGCTTCTTCAATTTTTCCACGCGATACTCCTTCTTTTTTTGCTAAAGCTTCCGCTGCGTCGAGATAGTCATTATCAGATCCTCTTCCGGGTGCAACACCCAAAGATCTGAATAATTGTTTTTCAGGATACCACATCAAAGCCTGAAAATCGGCAGTCGTTATGTCGTAGTTCTTTTCTCTTAAGCGTTCTCTTGCTGATTCAACAACCTCTCGCATATAGGCTCTTTCTTCTACACCCTTGGGCGTTGCCTGAAGCAGAGGAGCCATGTTCTTTACATAAGTGCCAGTCTTTTGGAAAATCTGAGGCTTAACATGGTTAACACCTTTATCTTCCTTGTATTGCTTGTAATATTTTTGATACCTCTTGTTGAGGTCTACAATAAACCCGTCGAATAATTCTGGGTCTGCATAAATTTCCAACCTAGTTTGATCATTACCTTTTAAAACTTCGTCAGCAAGCTTCCTTGGGAGGCCGCTAGATTTTTTCATAAAGTTTTTTATTTCATTGCGCCGGTTGTTCCTTACCTCATCGCCCAGCACTGATTTAAATGGCCTACCGACAGCGCGGTTCCACATCCTCATCCACCAAATATCCATTGTTAACGGGTCATAGTTACCCCGGATATTTTGATAAAAACCTTGGCCTATTTTTGGCCCAAGAACGTAGCTTGCCTTAACTAAAACGTCTGCCCCTTCAGAAGAAGGAACCTTTATAGCTTCAAATCCAACTTGAGAGTTAAAATCAAGCGCAAACTTAGATAGCTCGCTTACCGTATAATCTTCATCCAGAAACTCCCTGATCGGCTTGTTTTGACCGCTACGCTGATACGCATTGTGGAATCTAAAGGCCGCTAACATTGCAGCGTTTCTTTCTCCTCCTTGGTAAAATTCTTTTTTGGTCTCAGGGAATCGCCCATTTTTTTCATGGTATCGAAAGATTTTTGTTGCCATCTCAAAGTTATCAACAACTGCTTGGCCGTTGGATGTAACTGCCAAGCCAAAATCAAATCTTGCTTCAGACTCAGGAGAAGCCATAATTCTTGGCTCGACAAGACTCATAACTCTCTTGGCAGCTTTAATCTTCCTGTCATACCACCCGATGGCGTTAGCATCCTTGTCCAAAGCAACAAGAGCTTCTTGGGCAAGCATGTCAGAGATAATCTCTTTGTTCTCAGGCGTATACTCAAAAGGCTCTGTACGGCCTGTAGCAGCCTCCCACCTATCCTGCAAAAACTGAGCGGCATCGACTAAGTTGCGTTTTTTCTCTGGCTTGTAAGTGCCATTTTTCATTTGACCTAATTCTTGCTCAGTTGGCATTAGATCTATATTGGTCATTCCCTCTGGGCTAGACGCTCTTTTTCTAGAGAGCATAATACCGGATGACTGAATCTCTTCTTCTGGCGTTTGAGGCCCGCTTAATCTTACATTTCTGCCTAGCCCAATACCTCTTTCAGGAACAGCGCCCATTCTCTTTTCTGTGGCTTTTAAGGTTCTTATCTCACCTCTTCCCCTAGAGCCCAGCTCTCCTGACTCAAGGCGGTTCATCACATCACTAAAGCTTTGAAACCCAGTTCCACGCAAGGAACTGCCTGCTTTTTCAAAGAAGTTATACATTCTTTCAACAAGACTTCTTGGCTTGCCGGTAATTAGTCTTTTATCTTTGTGTCCGTATCTTATTAGTTCGGCAACCGCTTCTTCCATTTGAGTGACGGCATCTTTACCTGAGTAAAGAGATTGAGCCTTATTGTAGAAAGTAACATTCCCAGTACCCGGAACAATTTTTTTCTTAGCTAGATTCTCAAGTAAGCTCCACTCTTTAGCTGTCCATAGATCAAGAAACCTTACACCATGAACAATTTCATGGTTTAGTATGTCCAGAAGAGCTTCTCTCTTAGCTTCTGGAGTTTGGTCTTTGGAATTTGTTTCTATCGTGTCAAGAGCAAGGAATACCGTTTTTGCTGAAGGTAAAAAATAGCCTTCTGCTTCCGGAAAATTTTCTTCTGGCGTACCTCTAAGAATTATCTCACCCTTTCTTGTTACAGGGCCGACCTTTAATTCATCCAGAACCCTAAGCCTGATGTCATCCAGACCCAGACCTGAAAGATCTTTAGATAAAGACTCTTCTAAAGCTTTAGCTAACTCAGAAACGTCTTCTTTGTAGGGTTGATTTTCTGCCACTTCTTCTTGATAAGACAATAGTGGTCGAGCTGATACCATGTCGTCCTTGTCAATAAGGCCTGCTTTTTTTAGATCTCTATGTAAACCGGCAGCAATGGTGCTGGTGCGCTTAACGGAAGCATCACCCCCAATATTGCTTTCTATATTCTCTAATGTTCCGTCACCTGTCTCAGTAACATGCTCTATAGCAGAATCATACTGGGCTTTCGTGTAAGACTTGGGGCGAAAGTCTGGCAGCGAAGAAGGTCTAGCGCCTACGTCACCAACAATAGGAAACTTTTTTAACTCTTGAACAAGATAGACTCGCTGGGCAGGAGTCATATTGCTTACGCTTGACTCGTTAACAATTTTCTCAAAGATGTATTGCATCTCTGGAGAACTGACAGAGGAGCTTATGTTTTTCTCAGCTAAGACTGTGTTGATTTCTTCTACACCGATTCTTTCTTGAGCTAAACGTGCGCCTACAGTGCCAAACTTCTCAGTAATTGCAGGCATGTCTGGGGCTTTAACACCAAGCAAAACATCAAATAATTTTGGATACTTGTCGCCTAACGCCTGCTTTGCTTCTTCCAGCGTAAACTCTTCAACTTCTCGCTGACCATTTTTCCTTCGCTCAAGGTTAATCTCTTGAGAAACGGTGAGGTCGGATAGGTCGTTATAAAGCTTGGGCTTTCCACCACCTTGAGAGAAGGGTGGAATTCCATATTGATTTACATGAAGCTGATCAATGCTTTTGTCTTCTTGGTAGGCGGAGTTCGGGGAAGAAGTTGTACCTCCTGCCTCGTTAAGAACTGCTGATGTTACGGTAAATCTTTTTGGTCTGTTTAATTTCTGCCCTATAGAGTACAAGCTTTCTGCTTGCTCAGGGCTATACGATTCTGGCGCAATATCTAATGCATCTAGGACGCCTCTATTAACCTTCCTGTCGATCATCTCTTGGTTTAAGTTAGCCATTAGATGAATCGCAGACTCCCTGTAAGGAGATGCCTCTCCAAACTGAGCGCCAGAGACTGAATGGATCACCTTAAAGGTAGAGCCGCCTTCAACCTTCTGCTGTGCGTTGACCGAAGTTACGACCGCCCCCTCTTCTAATAAAACCGACTCGCCATTTTCCTTTCTAAGAACTTTTGCTACACCAACGGCATTACCGGCTGCGGTGCGATCTGTTCCACCTACCCCAACTACTTCAGCTTGATATGGTTTTCCAGTAGCGTCATAAGCTTGAACAGTGTCGCCTATTTCGACTACATCGAGTTCTTGACCAAGTCCGGCTGCATCGAGTTCTTCTATTACCTCAAACTTTCCTGAATCAGGAAACCCTTCTGCTTGCTGGATAGCGCCTCTCGCTAACTGTCTTGCGTATTCAGCGCCTCTATCCTTTAGGCTAACCGCGCTTCCTTCGTAAGGCTGTAGTGGATCAAAGCTTACCGACTCAGATTCGACTAATGCTTGCTGCTGCTGAAGATCAAGATCTGCGCCAAGCCTTTCTCCCATTTCAGCGGCTTTTTTAGCCCTGTCAGCTCGATCATAATATTCTTCGCTGGCAGCAGCATCTTCTTCCCGAAACTGCCGCTCTCTATCTATTTCGGCATCTCTAGTGGCTCTAGACCTACGCCTATAAACACCCGTGGTGACGGCATCTAAAAGAGCACCAGCACCAGCGCCAACTGTAAAATCATCCCAGAGAGATTCGCCATAATTAACTCCTTCTTCAGCATAAACGCCATCTTCAATAGCGTTATTAATAAAGGTTTGAAAAACTTCTTGGAGCCCTTCTCCAAGCCCTGATTCAAGAGCGTTTCTTATAGCGTTAAAAGCCTCTTCGTTTTTTTGAGGATTTTTAAATCTTTTTATTTTTTTTAAAATTTGAAGAGGAGTGAATGCTTCAGCCATCCCAAACAAACCGCTCAATGCTATAGCTGCGTCTTCTTGTCCTTCTGAGACAGTTTCGCCTCTTTCCCTTGCCGCCTTTACTCTGTCAGCTTGGTCTGCCGCATTAAGGCCCACACCCATACCCATACCTGTTGCGATTGATGCTCCTCTGCCAATAACTCCGGCAGCACCAGCAGGGACAAAGACAGATGCTATTGAACCAAAAGCCTCTGACAAGTTAACTAGATAGTTATCTTTATACTCATCCCCAACACCAACGTATTCATTAAGTGCCTGCTTACCCTCATTAGCAAGACGAATAACTTCGTTTTCATTTCCGCTGTCTATAAGGTCTTCAAGACCTATAAAGTCAGTCCCTATATCCGCAAGCTCCGCAAGACCGGACGCAGAAGACAGAAGACCTCCACCAAAGCCTCTGACTCCGGCCTTGCCCATCTCCTTGCCAAGCTCCGGAATATCTAATTCTGGCTCAGGCTCAGGCTCAGGATTAACAGCGATAGAAGGATCTATCTGATATTGATCAAAAGCGTAGTTTAAAATATCACCTTCACTAGCACCATCGAGATGGTCTACTGTTATTATGTAGCCTTCTTTTGTTGCTACTTGGGTAGTTGCCACGACTTAATCCACTTTCCCATAGCTGGTTTTTACTATTGACATGCCATTAGCTCGCCCTGAACTCGTACCGTTCTCAGGATTGGCGCTATAGTTTTCTATTTCAGGAAGTGTGATGAATTGACTCAGAATAGATCGTAGGTAGTTAGCCTTTTCTTCCGGTGTTGCCTCCGTATTGTCCCGATTCCACTCTTTGAAAGCATCTTCTATTGGCCTTGCAATTGCGGTTAAGATAGACCTGTCTAACGATCTTGAGCTTTGAGCCTCAAGGTCTCTATACCTAAGAAGAGCGCCTTGCTTAACAAAGCGCTCTATAGCAGCATCATACTCATCCTTACCTCTAGAGTAATCAGCTTCAAGACTTTTCACTTCAAGATTAAGCTGATCTCTAGCAGCTTGATCTGTTATTTTTAACTGATCTAACTGTAATTCTCTATCAGCCTTGAACTGATTTATAATCGCGCCTCGCCTATTTGAAGCTTCAACATTGAAAGCTTCTTGGCCTTTTATACCCAGATTCATTTCGTTTTCTTTGCCCGCAAACTCCATCCGTCTTGCTAACTGACTTTCTGCGGAAGCTTCTTTTCTTGCCTGACTTCTTATGTCTGTCATTCTAGTGCCAGCATCTCTAATGCCTTGGCCTAAGTTGCCTTCAGAGATCCCCGCTCCTAGAGCTATCAGCGCCTGAGACCCTGAGTCTTTTTTAGCCTCATCCTTTATAGCCGTGGCTCTTCCTTCAGCATCTGCAATTAATTGCGCGTATGGTGGAACAAAGCTAGAAAAGTCTAGCTTAGGATTGTTCTTATCCTCGTCGTAAACAGACATAAAATCTAATTTATTTTCGCCAAGACCTGCAAGCGCGGTATCTCTTGCCGTATTAACTTTTGCTATTGCTGGGCCGTAATCCACGCGTTTAGGTGCGTAACTAAGACTCCCCATACCTTGGCTAAGGCTCTCAAGTGTTGGCATGGTAAAATTATCGCCAGTACCGATGCTTTCCTTCGCTAAATTCGTTGCCTGCTCTATAGGAATCCCTTGGTTTACAAGAATTTTTATAAGCGCCTCTAACTCAGAAGAATTATCTAGGGAAGGAACCTCTCCAACATTAGCCATACGGAAAGGCATCATGCCGCCACCGGCAGCCATTTCCAGCGTTTCTCCAGCGTAGATCATGTCTGGATTGGAGATTTTGTTAGCTAAAGCAAGAGCCTCTACGGTTGTTCCGTGAGCTTGAGCAATACCCGAAAGGGTGTCCCCTCTTTGGATCTCATACCTAGCTGAACCCAGCTCTTCCAAAACATTCAAAGCGTCTAGCTGTTCAGCCTCTGCTTCTTGTTTAGCAGCCACTCTTGGGTTTACTTTAACTGAGCCTGCTTCAGGCGCGGATATCAGCCTAGCCAATTCAGGATCAAAGCCCTCCAAGAAGCCAGCCTCCCCGAGTTTGGGCTTGGCAGATCTAGATACATCATCCCGCAAGGCCGTTGAAGATATGCTTGGTTTTACAGAACTCTGAGCTAACCTAGCCACATCAATGCCTGAATTTTCTTCTTCAGACAAGCTGCCCGCAAAAGATTCTTGAGACTCGGGATATTCTGCGGCAATCTCCTCTAAAGGGGGAACATAAAACCCGTGAGCCTCCAATGCTTGCGTTAATTCCCCAATATCTGGAGGACGACGAAGATTTAAAGCCCCGGCTATAAGCTTTGGAACTTGCTCTTGAGAAAGACCCTTCTGGACTGCTCTATCTATAACCCCTTGCACCCCCCCTCCGACACCCGTATCTTCTCCAAGCGCACCCAAGATCGTTTCTTTTTCGGGATCACCTTCCGCATACATGATTTGGTTGCCCATCCTGTTCAGCACCGGACTCCCCATATCATCTCTTCTGCCGCGAGCATAAACGCCTCCTTCATTAATATAAGAGCCTCCGCCCATATTTGTTATGTTGTACTCCAGCGGGAAAGGGGTTTCCCTGCCTTGATCCATCCGATAAGGCATCATGCCACCACCCGCAGCCATCATCTGTTGCTGCATCATAGGATCTTGCATCATAGGATCTTGCATTGGCGGCTGCATCATTGGGTCTTGAGGCATCTGCTGACCCATCGCAAGATCTTGAGGCATCTGCCCCATCATAGGATCTTGCATCATCATAGGATCTTGAGGCATCTGCTGCATCATGGGGTCTTGGCCCATCATTGGATCTGGTGCGCCCATAGCCGCACCCATTAACGGGTCAGGATTAGGGTTCATGGCTGCTATGCCGCCCGAAATTATCTGATCTGTAACGGTCTCTTGGGGAACCTGCTCATCAAACTTGCTCCTCATCTTCTCCCGTCTTTGGATCTCGGAGACAACCAGATACTGGGGGATATTTCCTGTCGGGGCTTGCGCCTCCCCGACAAGCACCTCGTCAGGCAATCCTTTGATGAGATCTTCTTGCTCAAGGATGTTCATATTTAACCTCTCAATGCTCTATACAAGCCAAGTCCACCAATACCAGCACCCAGCGCCTGTTGTGTCGCTGAAGGCCCACCGTACATACTTCTTGTTTGGTCTGGTGAGACAGGTAATCCCTGCAACATCTGACTAAAGACATTGAGCTGCTGGTAAGGATACGTTCTCTGGCGAACGTAGTCTTCGTAACCTGTGTCGAGCGATCTTTGCGCCATGCCTCTTCTGATTTCGCCAACACCGCCCAAGGCTCCCAGTCTTTCGAGCGCCATCGCCTGATCTGCCTTGCCTAAATCACCCAGCATTCCTGCGGCCTGCAACGATTGGCCTCTTGTTGCCATGTCCTGACCAAGACCTGCAAGCCCCAGCCTTGACCTTTGCTCCATCAACCCAGCGTTCTGCTGCCTTGACTGCATCCTGCGAGTGTCTTCTTCCATTCTGGATCTTCTGTCGGACTCGATACCCTGCATCGCTTGCTGATAGCCAGCTAGTCCACCTTGAGCCTGCATGTCGCCAAGCTGCTGATTCAGGTTTCTCTGCCGCTCAGACTGCATAATGGCTTCTCGGTAGCCGCCTAGCCCGCCAGATTGAGCCGCCTGCCCTGCAATCTGGTTGCCCTGAATATCAGACTGCCTAACAGCTTCCCGCTTCTGGATGTCCGTAACGTTCTGCTGGTACGGGTTCATGTAGGCGCCAACAGTATAAGGGTTGGCAACGCTGCCGCCAGAATAGTCCGTTCTCTGCGTAGGCGGCTGGAACTGCCTTGCAAGATCCATCCCCTGCCCTGTGGGCTGGTAGCCAACTTGGGTGCTAATATCAGTGGCAGACCCTATCTGTGAGGGTGCGCCCTGCATACCCATCTGGGCTGTACCTTCTTGCGCCATCGACTCATAGGGGTCAAAGTACGACATCCTCTGGCCGGGATAAGGGGTATACGGTTTTGTTGACTCATATGCCGTCCTGCCAAGCAGATTTTCAAACCAAGGCCGTGCATATTCCGGCAAATTGTTTTGGGTTACCGTGCTTGTGGTGTGACTTGGTGCGCTACCGCCACCTTTCATCCTAATCATGGGTTATATCCTTTTCATAAAAGACCAGCGACTCTTCATAGCCAGACTTCTTTAGTTTTCGAGAAAAACCTTTTCTTCCCCAAATCTCTATACAGTGGCAGCCAACATCCTTTGCGTATCGCTCAAGCTTGTTTAACACCACATCAATGGTGGAACCCCCTGTCTGCCCATCAATGCCACCGGCAAACTGGATAGCTAGAGCAATCTTATTGGGGTAATAAATAATTTCGGTCGTCAATGCGTTGGTAATCTCATTGTCTTTATCAAAGGTTACCCAAAGCTGTTGTTTTTCATTCGTTAGAGCAAAAAATAAACTCCGAATATCCCACCTACCGCCTGTCCTGTCAGCTCCTCCCCTTAATAACTCTTCAATATCAGGCCAAACGGTATTGATGTAATTAGGGGGCACCAGAGTAACCGTGTAATTAGCAACCCCTTCTTCTATTGGAGTTATCTCGGCTAGGGAAAGACCCTCTATTGGTTGCAAGTTGGCTTTCATCGCGGCAGAACCCCTCCCTTACGCAGCGGGCGTGGTTGCTGGGTGGTGTTTGTTCTTTCTACCCTAACTCGATCTAGCATTCCGTCTAACTCTTGAACGCCTGCATCTGTTGACCCGTCACCAATACCGGAGACAACATCGGCAGGAACAATATACTCGCCGGGGGATACAGCAACAGGCTGTTGGTTACCAATCATGCCCATGATCTGATCATCCATGCCGCCGCCGGGGCCAACAATTTCTCCCTCTTTCTGGGAGCCGGGGACTATTCCCTCAAGAACAGATTCTCTTAATGCTGAGAAAGATTCTTCGCCAAACTCATCAATAAAGGCTTGGATAACAACCCCCGCCTCTTCCTCTGGCAACTCACCTAAAACTGCCATTGAAGCTAGATCAATTAAACGATCTGCATCTGCGTTTACCTGAGTCTCACCGCCTTCCTTAAAAGGGCTGATATTGAAGTCGCTACCGTAGCTCATGTACTGGTCATACAGGTCGGAATAATCCTCTGCTGACAGCCCAGATCCAGCATCCGGGGTTGTTGTTCCAGTTGTTGTTCCGGCGGCGGGGTCAGCTACACCCTCGGGCGGGATGTAGTGGGGGTTAGGTACCCGCCTTATTCCGCCTCCTATATCGCTAAGGTCTATTTCAAAAAACTCATTCGTGGTGTCGACCCCTCCTGTTCCGCTATCAGCTCCTCCGTCTCCGCCGCCATCTTCCACTGGAGCCGCTACTTCATCTGGCACCCAATCTTTAAACGGGTTGGGGTTAACGCCTTTCTCAGGAGTGAAGTACATGATTTCCGGGCCAAATCCGGGTAACCCCTGTTGAGCATATGCGTCCTGCAACTGCCCCGGAGAGATTACATAAGGGTCTCTTAGTGCTGCCTGCTGGGAGGCGGGGATAGGGTTACCGTAGCCGCCAACTCCAATCAGATTGCCAAAATCGCCGCTGCCGGGGAAAGCTCCTCCATTCTGCATACCCACTATCGGGGCACCCATCTCCATCAACCCGTTGAACCTTTTCTTGAAGTCACTAGGGTCTAAAGAAACAATGCCGCCTGCGTTTGCATATTGGGCACCGTAATCAGTTCCACCGGGGTCGTATGGGGCTGGTGTCAGATTAGGGTTAAATTGATTTGCAAGTATCGCCTCTCCCTGTCTGGCAAGCTCAGCCTCGCTCATTCTTTCGCCAGCCTTATCAAACTTTCTCATAGCCTCTTCTGCTACCATTTCAGCGTTGTAACCTTCAGCTACAGCGGCTGGGATAAGTGCTTGGGGAGAGGTTAGGGCTCCAATCCCTTCTTTTGAGAACATGTCTCCCACCCTCTCGCCGAAGGGAATATCTTGGGCAAGTTGACCAATAGCATCTAATTGTGCCTGATTTGATAAGTTTCCAGTAAGGCTGGCTAGATTTGCAGGAGTCATATTAGCAAGCTCCGCAGAGGGCATTAACCCAAGAGCATCTCCTACTGGCCCCGTTGGCATTACCTCTGCGGCTCCTGATGCTACATCTGCCGCTGCTTTGCCTGCTTCCCCTGCGGCACCAATACCGCCTAAAGCAGAGCCTATGCCAAATCCTGTAATGCCTGAGACTAATCCCTGTTTAAGGTCGCCGGTCGCTGCCCAAGAAGCCAGCCCTGAACCTATTGCGCCTGCTGCTGCTGAGCTTAGTCCTGCGGTTGCCGCCGCACCACCTACGACCCCCGCCGTAGC